CTAAACCTAAATCTAACTTTACTTATAGTTTAGGGTCTGGTGCTGGAGTTGAAATTGCTAAGAAAAAAGAAGCAGACTTATTAAAGAAAACAAACGCTGCTAGAGCTGCTGAATTAAATGCACTTAAAAAGAAAACAGCCGTAGATCAACTTAAAGACAAATTTGATTTAGAACGTATTGGATTAACCGCAGCCCTTAATGCTGCTACAGATGAAGAAACAAAACTAAGATTAAAAGCGCAATTAGCCATATTAGACAATAATGAAGCATTGGCGGCAAAATATCTAGCTGAAATGAATGGTAAAAAATCAATAGATAATTTAGCGGATTCTGCTAATTCCGCTGCTAGAGCCCTAATGGGTATTTTTAATCTTTTAGGCGTAGGTGGAGATCAAGGTGGAATCCAACGAGCTGCAGCAGCCGCATCTTCTAATTATCCTTCTACATTAGCAACCAATGCCGCAGGTGCAGCAATGCCTACATTTGGCAGATCTATTGAAGATCAAAATCCTAACCGGTTGATAAATGTAACGGTAAACGCCAACAATCTAATTGATCCAAATCAGTTAGCACCGGTTATTCAAGACACTATATTAAGGATTAACAGAGCTGGTAATCAACTAAGTTCAACTGGTGGATTATAGTGCCAGTACCAACAATCAATGCCACAATAAATTTTAGCACTGGGCCATCTTTTGCTAGTGCTATGCAAATTGATATTGGCAAATTTGGTGTAAATGTTTTGGGTACCCCAGGTGGAATAGTTGTTGATGTATCAGATCAAGTCGATTCAATTCAAACTTTTAGAGGTCGTAATGCTTTAGCCGATCAATTTCAAACAGGCACTTTGACTATGCGTATTGTTGACCAAAATGGTGATTTTAATCCACAAAATACCAGTGGCCCTTATTATGGAGTTCTTAATCCAATGCGCAAAATTCAAATTACCGCTACTTATCTAGGTACAACTTATCCAATTTTTGCTGGATTTATTCTTTCATATAACACCATTACCCCTAAAAATGTAGGTGAAGTAGTTTATACAACCATTACAGCTGTAGATGGTTTGCAATTATTAAACAATGCTCAGGTAACAACTGTTGCAGGTACAAGTGCTGGTCAATTATCAGGCGCAAGAATTAACAATTTACTGGATGCTGTTTCATGGCCAGCCACACAAAGACAAATTGATTCTGGTCAAACAACCCTTCAAGCTGATCCTGGTACTGGTAGAACGGTACTTGGTGCTTGTCAAACGGTACAAATTAGTGAATACGGAGCATTTTATATGGATGCTTCCGGTAATGCTGTTTTCAAAGATCGCCTGACTTGTACAAAATCCCCTAATGCTACAGCTGTTGTGTTCAATGACAATGGATCCAATATCTCATATTTTAATGCTTTGTGGTTATTAAACGATGCTCAAATCTTTAACAAAGCCTTCATAACCGCTACTGGTCTTGCTGTCCAAACTGCGCAAAATGATGCAAGCATAAGCAAGTATTTTACTCACGGTTATACGCAACAAGATTTATTGATGCAAACCACCACGGATGCTTTAAATTATGCTCGTGCTTATGTGGCTAGTAGGGCTGAAACCACTGTTAGATGTGATGCTATTACCCTTGATTTATATACCGCCAATTATACTGCTGGCACAATTGCCGCATTGGATTTAGATTTTTTTGACCCAGTAACTATTACAACCACACAACCCGCGGTAGTAGGCACTTCAACACTTACTAAAACTTTACAGGTATTCGGTGTCGCTCATTCAATAACTGTAAATTCATGGAAAACAACGTTAACAACTCTAGAACCGATTATTGATGGATTCCTGATAGGATCCAGCCTATATGGTGTTTTAGGCACAAACACACTAAGCTACTAAGGAGCAACAATGGCAACAGGATTTCCAGCAGCAACCGGTGATGTACTTACCAGTTCTATGTTCAATGGTTTAATAACATTCACCGTTGGATCAGATCAAACAGCAGATTATACTGCCGTATTAACCGATCAGTATCAAACAATTGTACCAATGAATAAAGCAACAGCTATAGCATTCAAAATTCCAACAAATGCTTCGGTAGCTTTCCCAATAGGTACTGCAATTACTGTTTTGAACAAAGGTGCAGGTGTTTGCACAATAAGTGCCACAACTTCTGGAACTACAACTGTTCTTTCAGCCGGTACTGTTGCCGCTTCTCCAACTCTTGCACAATATAAATCTGCAGTATGTATTAAAACAGCTACCGATGCTTGGTATGTAGTTGGGGCTATTGCTTAATGATAGGGAATATAGTTGCGGCAATATTAAACAATCCTTCACCTAAAGCAACAGGCGGAACAATCACGACCAACGGAACTTATTGGATACACACATTTACAAGTTCTGGAACATTTACGCCTAGTCAAAATCTGACTACTGATTATTTAATTGTTGCAGGTGCAGGTGGCGGCGGGCGAGATAATTATAGTGCTGCTCGCGGAGCAGGTGGCGGCGGAGCAGGTGGTTATCGTTATTTTACTTCTCAATCTGTAAGTAGTGGAGTTGGATACACAGTTACAGTAGGAGCGGGTGGCGCAGGTGGAACATCAAGTGCTGGTTCTGCTTGTAATGGTACAAATGGTTCAACATCTACATTTAATACTACAAACTCTACTGGTGGCGGTGGCGGTGGTGGTCATGATTCCGTTGGAGTAAATTACAATGGACTTGCAGGTGGATCAGGCGGCGGCGGTGCTAATTTATTTGCTGGTAGCGGTCTTGGCGGTGCAGGAAACTCAGGTAGTTATTCTCCAGTAGAAGGTTATGCGGGTGGAAATGGACAAAGTGGCGGAAGTTTTAAGGGCGGTGGCGGTGGCGGCTCATCAGCCGTAGGTGCGACAGGACCAACATCAACGGGTGGCGCAGGTACTGCTAATTCAATTTCAGGTTCATCTGTTACTTATGCGGCAGGCGGTAATGGTAATGCTGGGTCAACAAGTGGCGGTGCAAACACTGGTAATGGTGGTGATGGTAATACTGGCACACCTGGTAATGGTGGTTCAGGAATTGTTATTGTGAGGTATCTTGTATGAGTCATTGGGCAGAATTAGATGAAAATAACAAAGTAATTAGAGTATTAGTTGGCAATAATAACGATCCTGTGGGCGATGAAGGTTATAAATGGTTAATAGATAATCTTGGTGGTACATGGGTTAAAACTTCATTTAACGGAAATATTCGTAAAAACTTTGCAGGCATTGGTTATACTTATAATGAGGATGCTGATGTTTTTGTGCCACCCAATCCTGCGTGTGGGCATTCTGAATTGATATTAGATACAACTGATTATCTATGGAAATGCACTAACGAGGAACACGATGCCAAATCCCTGGCTTAGTGAAGCAGCTGATACTTTAAGAGATGCCGTTACTACCTGGTATCCAGATAGGCGCACTACCAGTGATGGGTGGATTGGTGATGCTCGTCACAGTGCCAGAAAATCGGATCATAATCCAGACAGCACCGGATGCGTGCGAGCCATTGATATTGATTCTAGGTTGGATTCATCCGAGGGGCTCTCGGTTTATTTGGCTGACCAAATCAGAATCTGTGCAAAAACCGATAAGCGCATATCTTACGTAATACATAACGGCATGATTGCTAGCAAAATACTTAATTTTAAGTGGCGTAAATATTCAGGTTTTAACAAACATACAAAACACATCCACGTTAGCTTTACAAAGGCTGGCGACAAAGATGGTAGAGCGTTCGATATACCACTACTAGGGGGAAAGATATGAAACTTAACAAAAAACATAAAGCAGCAATTAAGTCATATTTAAGAGCTGTAGCGGCATCAGGCATAACTGTTGCTTTGGCTATCGTTGGCGACATCAAGCCAGAGTATGCAATTCTTGTAGGTGCTTTAGTTGCACCTCTAATTAAAGCTATTGATCCTACTTCTGGTAAAGAAGTTGATTATGGCATTGATGCGAAATGACACCGGCAGAATGGGCTGGCTTTGGGGCTGGCGTATGCGCGGTATTAACAAGTTTATTAGTGGGTCTGCGCTTTCTTATTAAAGGCTGGTTAAACGAGTTACGACCTAACGGTGGATCTAGCATGAAAGATCAGTTAACTAGATTAGAGCAGCGTGTTGATGATCTGTTTTCTATTATGAGTAAGAGACAATAAACACATGGCTAATACACGTAAGCGGAAGAAGATCAATAGGCGAGTAGTACGTAAATCGCCAGATCCATTATCTAAGCTAGAAGTGTTTTATATTGCCAAGCATGAGATGTTCAAGGCTGCACGTAAGGCTGGATTTAGTGAGCCACTTGCGCTTGCCCTAATGGATAGTCCATCTTCTATGCCCGATTGGGTAGTAGGCGAAGACGGCATTATCCCATCTATTCCTACTCCAGATGAGGATGACGATTAAGCGCGTAGCGTTTGTCAGTGATCTTCAAGTTCCCTTTTATAATGATGCAATAGTTAAATCAGTAGGCCGTTTCCTGGCT